TGCACCGCCGCCGTGCCGAGCCCGAGGTTAGTGCGCGCCGTCGCCGCGCTGGCCAGGTCGGACAGGTTGGCCGACTTCTGGAGCGCCAGCCCCTCGGCCGTCTCCGCCCGGCTGGCCTCGGCCGCAAGCGCGCCAGCCGTGGCCGCGCCTACGCCCGCCGCCGTCAGCGTCGTCCACGCCGACGCGCTGCCGACGCCGGTCGCCGACGGCACCTGTCCCGACGTCGCGACACCCGACGTCAGTGGCAGGTACTGGTACGACGTGGCCACCACTGGCACGATCACCAGCTCGTCAAGCCACTGCACCGCCCCGTTCGCGTACAGCAGCTGCGTGCAGAACTGCGGCACGATCACCTGCCCCGCCGCCGACGTCACGCTGATCAGGTAGCCCGCGCCCGGCTGACCGGGAGGCGCGTAAGCCGGAAGGATGTTCGCGTTGTCATTCGCGACGATCCCCGCCAGCTGGCCCGTGCCGCCCGTGAACGTGTACGTGCGGGCCACCGCCCCGACCAGCACGTGGTCAACGGGGTCGGACATCTGCGCCGTCGGCGTGATCGACAGCACCGCACTCAGGCCCGCCTCGATCAGGTCAGCCAGGTCCCAGCGAAGCTCAACAGTGCTCAGTGTCACGGCGCGCACCCCAGCGACCCGCCGAGCGCGGCGAACCCCGCGTGCAGCTCCTGGTCGTAGGCCCGCGCCGGGTTCGTCACCGGGTCGCCCGGCGGGGGCTTCAGCGCGGCCAGCTTCCCCAGCTCCATGCAGAACTTCGCCTCGGTGGCCTGGTTCTGGCGGTGCTGCCCGGCCGCGAACACGCTCACCTCGTGCGCTGTCCAGAACAGGTTGCCCGACCCGACCAGGGCGCCGATAAGGAACAGGACGGTGACCGCCCGCCCCTGTATCCGGCTCAGGCCGCGCTCCCCCCGCTCCCCCTGCGTGCCGCGCTCCCCGCGCGTGCCCTGGTCGCCCTGCGGGCCGCGCGCCAGAGACTTACCCGGGCTCATCAGTGCCCTCCGATGACGATGCGTGCAATGAGGCCGACGGCGGCTCCGCAGGCGGGTGCGAGGATTCCGAGGACGACCCAGCCCCGGACAGCACGGTGGTGACGGCCGACCGCGCGGCGGGCGCGATGCAGACGAGCGCCACGGCCAGCAGCGCGCCGTTGGGGTCGGGCCGCTGCACCTGCGACCAGATCACCCACATGCCGTACCCCGTCAGCATGACGTCCCGCACCAGCTGCCACAGGATCGATAGCCACTTCACGCTCCCCCTCTTTCGCTTGCCATGTTCGACACGTGCCGCTTCAAGTCCTCATGATTGCGCTGCCGCTGCCGCGAAGCCCGCACGTGGGCGACGGCCACCGCGCCGAGCGTCCAGACGGACGGGGCGAAGATGTTCGGCCAGCTCTGCCCCCAGTACTCGGCATCCGCCCAGTGCAGCAGGTGCCGGATCATGCGACCTTCCGGAACGTCGTCTTGAAGCACTGGATCACCGGGCTGCCCGTAGTGGCCGCCCACTTGGCCTGGACCGCCACGGTGACGGCACTGGACACGGCCTCGATCTTGGCCGTGCTGTTGGAGGACGCCAGCGGCACCGAGTTCTGGGCCTGGGTGGCCGGCAGCACGTCAGTCTGCGTGCTGATGACGCCCATCAGGTCGCCCCACCACGCGCTGATCCCGTCAGCACAGGTCAGGTCGAAGATCATCTTCCAGGTGAGGACTGCCGACGCCTGGAACGCGCCGGGGGCCACGTAGCAGCCGGACCCGAACTGGGAGCCGTTCAGGCTCATGGCGAAGTACAGCTGCTGCGCCGCACTGCCCCACGTGCACTGCCCCGAGCAGATCAGCTGATAGGCGGCGTTCGCGGACGGCTCGCCCGCCGGGATCGTGTACGGATTCGACAGGCTCGCGTAGCTGGTGCCGCTGACCGTGGCCTGGACCGTGTCGGCATATCCATAGTATTGGGACAGCTGGCCGGGCTGCTGGCCTGCTGTCAGGGCCTGGCCCGCGTAGATGAGAGTGTTCACCGTAACCTCCTAGAGCGCCGCGACGGGCAGGGGATAAACCTGCACGGCCGCGCCCGCGGACTGCGCGACCACCACGCCGTTGACGCTGCGGGTGACCGTGAACGCCTGCGGGCTCGATGACCCGGTGATGTCCGTGACCGTCATCACCTCGCCGCCGACGACTATCTCGAACGGCAAATCAGCCGCGTTCACCGTCCAGATGTTCCCGGCCGTCGTCTCGACGCTCAGCGTCGTCGCCGACGCGGATGCGCCCGCGGCGAGCTGCGACCCGGCAGTCGCCGCATGTGCCGCCCCGGCCTGCGCCACCTCGTACGGGGACTCCGGCACCCCGTTGACCGTGATCTGGAACTCGAAGTCGCCGATGTTCTCCTGCACGCCCTGCCACAGCGCGCTGATCGCGTTAGGCGGCAGCCACGCGGGCGGGCCGTTGATCACCATCCGGTCGCCCAGGTCCATCTGCACGATCGCGCTGTACAGGCTGGCCAGGGCTGCCTGCTCCAGGTCCAGGACGAGGCCGGGATAGCGCGGCTCGTCGATCGTGCCCATGTGCAGCATCCAGTTGCAGATGTTGTCCAGGTCCTTGTCCCAGGCCAGGTTCACGGTGCCCGTGGGCGTGTTGTCGTAAGTGCCCATCCCGCCCGTCCCGGGCGGCAGCGACGACAGGCGGCCGCCGGTGACCGGCTGGCCGGGCGCGGCGTAGTAGCGGACACTGGACCCGTCCTGGCTGGACAGCGTCACGTCATTGAGCGTCGTCTGGTCATCCTCAGTCGGATCGGAGGCATGAACTGACAGGTGGTCCTCGTCATAGCTGAGGGTGACCAGTGCAGGCTGGTTATACAGGGCCGCCCGGGTGACGTAGCCCCAGCCGAGGGCCTGCCGCAGCTCCGTCCAGATCCCGCGGTCCGCATCAGCGCACTCCTGCAGCAGCTGGGTGAGCGTCTCTGTCGTCTGGGCGCCCATCGCCACCGTGGCCGCCGGGTTGCCGCGGCACCGGAACTGGATCCCCTCCTCCCCGCACAGCCGTCCGAACCGCACCGCGGCAGGCTCCGCCAGCCAGGAGTTCAGCGGGGCGCCGAAAGCCACCAGCTGCGTGCTGCTGTAAACGGACTGCACGGCGGCGTGCCCGATCGTGACCGCGCCCAGCCCGGCCGCCCCCGCCGGGTTGAAGACGACCTGCGTCACGGCGCCGATGACCGACGGGTACGTGCCGCCGTAGCCGACCTGGCCCGCGACGGTGGATATCGCGTTAATCGACCAGCCGATGTCCGCGCCGTCCTGGTACAGGTCCACCTCAATGAGCCACAGGCCGCCGTCGATGCCGAAGCCGATGGGGCCGGAGGAGATCAGCTGGAGGTAGCTGCCGGCGGAGTAGCCGTTCAGGCCCAGCGCTCCCCCGGCGTAATACACCAGGTCGGCCTGGTCGATGGTGCCGTTGGTGAACATGCGGGCGATGACGGCGCCGTTGGGGATCGACCCGGCCGCCTCCTCCAGGAGGAACCGGAGCACGCAGGCGGTGCCGGCCGGATAGGACGGCACGCTCATGGTCATCACGGCGCCGTTGACGACGGGCAGCGCCAGCGAGCAGCCGAAATCGTTCGACGATGCCAGCTGCGGGCTGCCGGAGAACCGCATGGGCGGCCCGCCGATGCCGGACCCCAGCTGGGTGGCGCCCGCGGCGTCCTCCATCGGCACGTAGGCCACGGGGGCGGCGAACCCGCTGAGCTGCGTGTACGCCCGGCGCATAGGCGAGGCCAGCGGCGTGGCCGCCTGGCCGATCCGGCGCAGCAGGCCGCCGCCCGCCGCCGCGGTCGTGACCGCCTTCCCGGTCGGGTCCTGATTCTGCGTCCAGGACGACATCTCGAAATGGCCGTGGTAGTCCCGGTCGCTGATCTCCGCCGTGCCGTACAGGGTCCACGTGCCGCCCTGCGCGTCCGCGAACGACGTGGTGCCCGGCGCCTGGGCGGTGAAGTCCGGGGACGCCTTCACCGTGCCGCCGATCCCGGACGCGATCAGCAGTGCGTGGTACTTGCCCTGGTAGCCGGACGCGCCGAGCTGCGACAGGTCGGCGCCGGCACCGTAGGCGATCCCGGCCTGCACGGGGGCCGTCGAGGCGTACAGGCTGCTCGCCCCGGCTGCGAGGGCGGCGCCCAGCTGGGTCCATGACGCGCCCGTCAGGCCGGCCGGGGCCGTCCAGAACGTGACCGTGCCGGTACTGGCGGCGAAGGTGACCCGGGCGCACATGCGGCGCCCCGCGGGCACCGGCACCGGCACCGTGGAGACGGCCTGCTTCCGCGTGGCCATCGTGCCGTCCGTCGTCCAGCTGAAAACCAGGAACCCGCCGGCCGTCACGGCGAAGGCCCACGACCGCTCGTTCCCGGCCGACGCCCACTTGGACGCCAGCCACATCGCCGACAGCCACCCGTTATCCGGGGTCATGTCGGCCTGCAGGTCCATGTCGCCGGTGATGGACACGCCGCCGGTGCCGGGCCCCTGCGCGCCGCTGGCCTGATCCTCCTCTGAGCGCATGTACGAGGCGCCCTCGGGGATGCTCACGCGGCACGGGATGTTGCGAATCAGGTACGGGTAGAACGGGCTGGCCGGGTTCGTGCTCGTGAACGCGCCCGCGGTGTTCGTCAGCGTCATCGCCAGGGTGCTCGCCGTAGTGGTCACCGACTCGTCCGGATGGCCGCGGCCGATCGCGATCATGGCGTGGTCCAGGTAGGAGGTGATGTCGGTCCAGGTTCCGTTGGCCAGCAGCTCGGCCGTGCGGCCGAGTGCCGTGGCCGGGAACGAGGGGGCGGCGGGGATCGCGTCGAAGGTCACCGGTTCACCGCCCCAGTACCGCGGGGTCGCCGCCGCGGATCCGGATGTGCTGCTTCAGCAGGGTGATGAGCGCCTGGTCGGCGCTCGTGCCGACCCACTCGAGCTGCAGCGGGGCGCCGCCGCCCGGGCGGCCCGGCCCGCCCGCCGCGGAACTCCCGTACCCGGCGGGGATCGCGGCCTTCGCCATCCGGGACGCCGCGGCGGTTACCTTCGCAAGGCTGTCATCCAGGCCGAGCACCAGGCCGGCGCCGGCCATCCGGCCGTGATCGCGCAGCACCGTGCTAGGTGAGTGGATGCCGAGCTCTTTGCGCAGCTCGGCGACCATGCTCTTCGCGATCGCGTCCATCTCTTTCGTGATCGCCTTCTGCTGGCTCTGCAGGCCGGACAGGAGCCCCTTGCCCGCGTCCTTGCCGCTGTCGTACATGGCATCGGCGGCCGTCTGGCCGAGCGAGACCGAGACGGAGGCGATCTGCGACTCCTGCGCGTTGATCTGGCGGATCTGCGCCCAGCTGCCCGCCGCGAGCTCGGCGGCGATCGGGCCGCCCGACGCGGGGCCCGCCTGGATGAGCTGGTCGATGTATGCCTTGCTCAGCCCCATCCGGCCCAGCTTGGCAATGTTGTTCTTGAACTGGCGGATCTGCGTCACGTCCTGCTTGAGCGAGACGATGATCTCGCCCTCCGACAGCGGCGTGGTGCCGCCCCCGGCGGCCTGCGAGATGCCGTAGGCGCTCTCGGTGGCCGTCGTCACGCTGGTCGCGTACGCGTCGGCCTTCTTGATCGTCGCCGCGATCGTCTGCCGCTCCGTCGCGAGCTTCTGGAGCTTCCAGTTGTCGTCCTGGATCCAGGTGAGCATCCCGGACGCCTTGCCGGTGGTGACGTCCCCGGCCGACCATGCCTCCATGACGACGGTGCTGAGCTTGTCCACGGCCGACTTGGCCTCGGCGCCGGTGGCGGCGTTCTCCAGGCCGCCCAGCAGCCCGGCCTTCATCTTCAGGCCCATTTCCTGCATCGCCCTGCCGAGCTTGCCCTCACGGGCCGTCAGCGCCGCCGTGATCCGCGCCCCCAGGCTGTCCGCCTCCGCCGCGGTGATCTCCCCTGACATCGCGGCGTCCGTCACCTCCTGCGACAGGCGGCGCGACTCGTCGATCGCCTGCTGCTTAGTCTCGGTGATGCCGATTGCCATGCCGGCGGTGACATCGCCGCCGATCTCGTAGAAGACCCTGCTCGGGGACAAGGACTTCAGCACGCTCTTCGCCGCGCCGATTACGTCGCTGCCGAGACCCTCGACCGCGTGCAGGGCCGCCCCGGCCTCGTCTTCGATGCCGTGCACCAGGCCCATGACCAGGCTCTCGCCCGCGTCGATGAGCAGCGTGCCGAAACGCTCGCCCTCGTGCAGGATCCGCCCCGGGAGCGCCTCGAAGAACGAGATCACCCGGTCGCCGTCGTGCCGCACGTCATCAGCCCACTGCGCCACGTCGTGGCGTATGTCATCGAACGTGTGCGAGAAATCGTGGCCCAGGTCGGCGGCCAGGCTGCGCAGCCGGTCAAACCAGGCGGAGACGTCGTGCCCCGCATCGGCGACCGCGTGGCGCACCACGTCGAACGCCGCCGCCGTGTCGTGGCTCAGCACGTGCCAGTGCTTCACCAGCTCGTAAATCCCGACGCCGAGCGCGGCCAAGGCGAGGATGACGGCCCCGATCGGGTTCGCGTCCATGGCGGCGTCCGCCTCGCCCTGCGCGACGGTCCCTTCCTCTGTCGCGACCGTCGCCTCCCCCTGCGCGGCGGCCTGGCCGCGCAGCATCGTCACCATCTTCCCGCCCCAGGTCAGGAGCTTGCCGCCCCCCTTCCACAGCCCCTCGACGCCCTCAACCGCCCCGGTCAGTCCGTCTTCCAGCTTCTTGAGGGCGATCAGGGCGAGGATGCCGCCCACGGTCCCGGCGAAGGTGACCGCCCAGCCGTTGCCCTTCTCCAGGGCGCTGACGAAGCTGTCCGCCCAGCCCAGGACCTTCTCGGCCTCAGGCAGAAGATCGGTGCCCAGCTTGGTCGCCAGCGCCTCCGACCCGGCCTCCAGGTCCTTGAGCTCCTGCTGCGGGGTCTTGGACTGGGTCGCCCACGCCGCGCCGAAGTCCTTCGCGCCCTTCTCCAGCACCGGGAACTTGCCCTGCAGCCGGGAGAACTGGTCAGTCAGCACCCCGATCGCGACTCCGGCCTTCTTGCCGAAGATCTCGGTCATGTACTGGCCCCAGTCGGCGACCGGGACCTTGCTCGCCTTCAGGTGCTGAATGAACTGGCCGATCGCGGCGGACAGGCCGTGGTGCTCCATCGTCGAGGCGAGCGTCGTCATGCCCAGGCCGATAGAGGACAGGATGGGCTTGGCGGCTACCAGCGGGGCCTGCACCGCCTGCCATGCCATCCGCAGGGCGGTGGCCGCTTTCGCGCCGCGGATGTTGTTGTCGCCCAGGACCGCAAGCGCAGCGCCGACCTGGTAAATCGACTGCCCGTACGACTTCGCGACGGCCATTGCACCGGTACCCATGGCGTCCGTCAGGTCCTGCATCGCCATGTCGCCAGACCCGACGATGCTGTTCAGCGCGCCCATCGCGCTGCCGTAGGAGGTAATGCCCGGCACCCCGGCCGCGATCGTGGCGTCAAGGGCGTTCGTGGTGTCGACCAGGTTCGACCCGCCGACGTCGGCCTCCTCCGCCGCCGCCTTCACCATGGACAGGGCCTTCGGGCCGGTGATCCCCACCGACGCGAACGAGCTTTCAACGTGGTACAGCGACTCGGCCAGCGCGTCCGGGGCCTGCCCGACCGGGCCCGCCATGTTCAGGATCCCGGCGGACAGGCCCTTGATCTGCGAGGTCGCCACGCCCGCCTGCGTGTGAACCCGGGTCATCTCCTGGGAGAACCCGGCCGCCTTGACGATCCCGTAGGCCAGGCCGCCCGCGACGCCCAGCAGGGCGTACTTGGCGACATCCCACGCCTTGCCAAGGGCCTCGGTCTTCCCGGCGCTTTCCTCCGCCTTGTCGCCCGCCGCCGCCTGCGCGTCGCCGAGTATCGCCGTCTCCGCCGTGAGCGACTTGGTCGCAATGCCCGCCTCGGCCTGCTCGGCCGACGCCGCCTCTGTCATCGCCCTGACCCGCGCCTCGGCGTCAGCGAGGCCCTTGCGGGCAGCGGCCGCCGCGAGCGACGTCTCGGTCAGCGCCGCCGTCGCCTCCGACAGCGCTTCCGCCGTCGCCGTGTCGTCGCCCTGCAGCGTCGCGAGCTTCTCCGCGGCGGCCGACTGCTCGGCGAGCGCCTCCGCCATCCGCGCCGACGCCGACGACACCCGGTCAGTCGCCGCGCCGAAGCCGTCCGCGCCCGCCGCGGTGTCCTTCAGCTCCTGCCGCAGCACCCCCAGCTTCGCCGACGCCGCGGCGGTGTCGATCCGGACGGCGAGGTCCGGACTCGCCGCCTTGAGCTCGTCGGCCTTCTTCTGGATGCGGTCCAGCTTCTCCGCGGTGGTGCCGTCGTCGGCGTCAATTTGCAAAAGCACGCGCCGCACCAGGGTGCCGGCCATCCGGGGTCACCTCCTCGGCGAGAACTCGATCTTCAGCCAGGAATCAATGGAGTCGATGAAGCCGGCGAAGTCGGCCAGGTCCAGGACTTCCACGTCGGGCGGCCGAAGGCTGCACAGCCGCGCCAGCTGGAACAGGTACCGGGCGCGCAGCCCGGCCAGGTCCCTGCTGGTCATGACCCGGTGGCGGCCTCCGGCTCGGGCCTGCGGGCGCGGGGCTTCCGGGTCGTAGCCGTCGGGGAGGACAGCGCCGGTGACAGCTGATCCCCGGGCGGGGAAAGGCCGGGCTGTATAGGGTCCGGCGCCGCCGCCTTTTCCGCCTTTTCCGCGCGCAGCTCCGCCACGCGCCTGCCCAGCGCCTGCACGTAGGCGGCGTAGAACCCGAACGGATCGAAGTCGACCTCGCCGATCACGGCGACCTCGCCGTTCTGCCGCAGCATCAGCCAGTACAGCGCCGCCACGTAATTCAGCCACTCCGGCGGCGGGTTCAGGACCTTGTCAGGCTCGCCGTCCCCGCCCTTCTCCACCGGGAACTCCAGGCCGTCCTGCCAGTCCCCGATCGACACGCCCGTGTAGGACTGAATGCCCATCGCGTCCTTGAACATGATGCGAGTGGTGTCGAGCCCCCGCTCACGGCCCTCGAAATCAACCCTGATCACCGAAACCTGCCTCTCTGCACAAACGGTCAATTTTCTGCGCGTACCTCGCCATGGCCGCCCCGGCGCGCAGCGCCGCCGCCGGGGCAAGGAACGGCGCCCCCGGCGGCCCGTACCAGTACTTGCGGTCGCCGAACAGCGGATGCCGCGCCCTGGTCTCCGCCGGGTACGCCGGCCCGGCATCCGTCCAGACCACCGCGGTGGTCTCCCCGGCGTCGACATTGACCGAGGCGGCGATCTGCCTCGACCACGCCGCCAGCTTCCGGGCCCCGGCCGCGATCTCCTCCGCCGCCACTGCCAGGTCCCCGCCGCCGACAGAGCCCGTCGTCGCCCGGACGCTGCCAGTGGCCCGCTGCCGCCGTGTCCGCGGCGCCCGCGCCCGCCGCACCGCCATCAGGCCGAGTCCAGGGTCCAGTAAGTGATCTGGCAGACGTTGTTGACCCCGTCGTCCAGGCCGGTCCACGGGACCGCCTGGGTCAGCACCACCGGGCCCGTGATCTTCGGCGACTCGCCCTCCAGGCGGATGTTCGGCACCAAGACCGAGAACGTGGCAATGTCACTGCCGGAGCCGATGGCCGCCGTCTGGAACTGGTACTCGATCGCCGTCGCCGTGTCCGCCGCGTACGCGTTGTAGTACGTCTCGGCGCTGAGCCACTCAACTGTAAACGACCCGGTCAGCGCGTTCAGGCCCTGCTGCAGCGGCTCGTTGCGGTACGGCGACACCTCAGGGCTGTAGCGGGTGGTGTCCATCGGGCGAGTGTGCTTGACCGAGATCGGGCCCTTGATGTTCCCGGCCACGACCGGGCTGGCCAGGCTCGTCACGCCGGACGTGGTGCTCGGCGTGCCGCCGTAATAGACGGTCGCGCCCGTCCAGCGGAACACGCTGCCCACGGGAGGCGCCGAGTAGGTCTGGAGCGCCGGCACCGAGGCGTTCAGCGGGTCCTTGTGCGTGCCGGCCAGCTCGTTGCGGCCCTCCAGGGTCAGGGTCAGCTTGGCGATCTCGCCCATCGCGGCGGAGACTTCCCACTCGCTGACCTTGCACCCGGTGTAGGTCGACGGCTCGACCGTGCCGCCGTCGACCGCCGGGGCGCCCTTCTGGAAGGTGAAGCTGTGCCCTTCCAGCGGGCCCGGCGCGTGAGTTGCCGAGTAGGCGCCCGTCGACGCGTCCTCCGTCAGGGCCGCGGCCGTCTGGCCAAAGCTGCCCATCATCCGGTACAGCCACTGCTGCATGCCGCGCTCGGGCAGGTCCATCACCACGCCGCCGCCCGCCGAGTACTCCGTCACCACCCGGCGCGAGGCCCGCGGGTACAGGGCACCGGAGACGATCCCCGTGCTCTGCTTGGTGACCTTCTTCAGCTCGAGGGAGTCGGAGTCGCACAGGTAAAACTTCGGCGCCGTCAGCAGCGAGACGCCATACGTCGCCTCGTCGTACGCGCACCACTGGGCGGCCAGGCCCGATTCGAGCGCCACGGGTTACGCACCTTCCTTCGGGATGACGGCCGAAGCCGGCGCTAGGCTGGGCTGCCCGCCGTCTGCGCCAGCGGGTGCGGGCGCGAGCCCGGCGGCGGACTGGCGCTCGCCGCCGGGCGCGGCGCCGACGTTCTCCCAGTGCTCGGTGTCGAACGCCGCCCCGGCCGGAAGGTCGGCGAGATCGCCGGGCACGGACCTCCCGAACGGCTTGATGCACCTGACAGGGGGCATGAAAATCTCCTAACTCGTCGTCAGCCGGGCACGGTAGGTAATGCGGAAAGTGACGAGCATCGCCGCGCCGTTCGCCACCTGGCGCGGCCCCCACTGGAACGGGCCGTCGACGCCGGACCACATGACCAGGCCGCCCATGCTCGCGTCACCCGGGCCGCCGGCCAGCGTGTCGCCGCGCAGCAGCAGCTCGACGCCCGCGACGATCGCCGCCGCCCCGTCCCGGTGCACCTTGCTCGCCGGGTCGCCCGACCAGTGCTGCGCCGCGCAGGTGATGCTGCCGTCCTCGTCGCGGGTCCTGGCGTGGTCCATCACCGGCCAGTTCTGGGTTGCCTCCGCCGCTATGTCCTCCGGATTGAGGGGGTCGGCGCCGATCCACAGCACCCGCTCAAGGCTCTGCGTCGCCACAGGCGGCTGCGGCCCGTCGAACACGTACGCCGGCGGGGACGCCGCGCCGAGCAGCGGCGACGCCTTCGCCGCCGCCACCAGGTAATCGGTGACCGCGGGGACCTGCGACGTGGTTGTGGCTGTCATGCGAACGCCGCCCTCGCGCCCGAGCCGGAAACCGTCGCGAACAGCTCCAGCGCCCGGTTCGGGATCGCGTACCCGAACCCGGGCACGACCGTCACCGACTCGCCCGCCGCGATGTTCTGCGCCCCGGCGCCGCCGCGGGTCACCTGGTACAGGTGCTCCAGGATGATCCGCGCCCCGTCGTAGACCGCCGACGGGATCACCGCCCGCCCTGCCCAGTAAACGGCCTTGTACTGGGCCAGGTAGTCGGACGAGTAGAAGAACGGGAACCCGGCCGCGTGCCGGATGATACCCGTGTCCGGGTCGACAAGCAGCTGATCGATGTCGTACATGAACCCGTAGGACAGCAGCGGCGTGATGCTGACCAGGCCGTTAGTCACCGACCCGTCGCGCTGGTACGTGGTGTCGATCGGCGTGCCCAGGTCGGTGCGGACCGGGGCGTGAGACAGGATCAGCGCCCGGCCCGACGCGCGGATTACCTCCGTGCGCTGCCTGGTGACGACGGCGCCGCACGCCCACTCCGCCACCTCGCTGGCGGACGCGTTGTAGCCCTGCAGCTCCCCGTCGAACTCGGTCGTGCCGGTCAGCTTCAGGATCTGCTTCGCCTGCGCGAGCGACACGATCGTCGGGTCGGCGGAGGTCTGGACCTCGAAACTGTCAGCGAACGCGCCGGGATACGCAGTGTCCGCGGCCACCCACAGGACGATGTGGTGCCCGGCCTGTGTCGTCACGTACGTCGCGGCATAGGTCCCGGTCCCGGTGCGCGTGACCTCCGGGGCCGTGGTGGTGCGGTCGGGCAGCGTGATCGTCACCGTCACCGTGGCGGCGTCCTGCGGGTTGCCGTCCGTGTCAGCGTTAACGAAGCCGGGGACGGGCACTGCCGCGCCCTGGTACCACGGTGCCGTCGCGGGCACTGCCCCTCATCTCCCGTCTTGTCTCGGCGTGGCCGGGTCAGGCGACACTCGGCGGCCAGAACGCGCCCCAGTCGGGGCCGGCCCAGCCGGAGTTCTCCCGCTTGGCGGCGCAATGGGCCTCCAGCGCCTCGCGGGACTCGTGCAGCGCCCACGAGGTGACCCAGTCGTAGCGGCCCTCGGGTGCTGCCGACGGCCCGTCATAAGTCACGCGGAGGTTGACGCAGTCGTCGCCGTGCACGCGGGTGATGTGCGCCAGGGCGACATCGGACCCGTTGTTGTGCTTCGGGTCCGCGAGGACGTGGACGATCCGGCCGACACTCGGCTTAGGCATGTGCGTCTCTCTTTCAGGTCAGGCCGGCGCGGGCGCCGGGTCGGGCTCGGCCGGTGCCGCCGCGGCGGCATCCGCCTCGGCCTTCTGCACCTCGGCCTCGACGCCCTTCAGCAGCCCGGCCAGCATCATCCGCGTCGACGCGGGGACGGCGAGGTCAATCGCCGCCTGGACCAGCGGGTCGGCCTCGGCCCTCTGCGCCCACTCGACCATGCCGGGGATGTGGCTGGCGAGCAGCTGCTCGCCCTGCGCCAGGTGCTCCTTCAGGTCGCTGATCATCTGTGACATTCCCACTGACTGCCTCCATGGCTGGGTTGACGGCCGTCCCGGCGGACAGCCGCATGATCTGCCGGCGGAGCCGCGTGGCGTACCCGGCCGCGCCGTTGCCCTCCGCGTGCCGCAGCTCCCGCTGCAGCCCGGCCAGGACGTCCGCGCGGGTCGCCACCGTCAGCGCGACAGGAGAACGTAGGGGACGGGCGCCACCACGGCGGTCATGGTCGGCAGCACCGCCGGCGCGGTCGCGCTGGCGGTGATCGTGCCCGTCGACGCCAGCGCCGCCTGCCCGGTGACCGCGACCTCCCCGGCCAGGGAACCGCCCAGCGCGCCGTCGAGCAGCGCGCCCGTCGTGGCGCCGGGGCCGTACAGGGCAATGCCCCAGACGGCCGGCCCGGCGGCCACGAGCGCAGGGGTGGACGGCCCCTGCCCGATGCCCTGCGTGCCGATGTTGGCCACGGCGGAGCCGAGCGCGAGCTTGTTCGCGCCGAGGGCGAAGCCGGTGGTCACGTCCGCCGACTGGGCGAGCAGCGCGGCGCCGGTGCCGGTGCCGGTGTAAACGGCCGCCCACGAGTGAGCGATCGTGCCCGTCGGCGCGACCGCGCAGATGAACGACGCGAAATCGAAAACGTCGCCGGGCTGCACGGCGACGGCGTACACCGCGAGGACGGTAGTGGCCGTGACCGTGGCGGTCAGCTTGACGCCGGCCGTGCCGCTCGTGATGTCGCGCCGGCCGATGGTGCGCCGGTTCGGCGCAGAGGGGCTGCCGTCGAGCAGCCACTCCTCTTCGTAGGCCGCGTACTTCCCGCCGCCAAGATCCATGAGGGGTCCTCCCTTTCAGATGGACGGACGGTCAGAAGCCGACGAGCCCGCCGCCGGTGCCGGTGGACAGCGCGGCGCCCGCCGTGGTGCCCGAGTTGACGTTGCCGTAGGACACGACCTTGCCGGCGTTCTGGTACCGGTTCGGGAGGAACGCCATGTAGGAGAACAGCTGGAACCGGACCTGCAGGGTGTCCGACAGGACCTCCTGCAGCACGCGAGTGCGGACCTCGCCCTCGAACAGCAGCATGTCGTCGAACACGCCGCCGATCAGCGGGGTGAACGTGTCGCCCGAGCCGGTGCCGTCGACCGGCGACGTGTGGCCCGCCGACAGGGTCGACATGCCCGGGTTCGTGGTCGCCCCGCCGAACGTCAGCGGGATGTTGTTGTCGACCCACCAGCGGCGGCCGAGGATCGAGCCGACCGGCCCCTCGTCCGCCGAGGACGGGTCGAAGTCACCGGTCGCCGCCGGGTTGTACGCCGCCGTCACCGGGACCAGGGGCCGCTTGTTGCCGTCCACCGACGTCGCGAACGCGTTCCACACCGCCTCATTAGTGACCACGTCCTTCATCCGCAGGAACCGGTTGCGGCCGATCTGGGAGGCCAGCATCCCGACGCCCGAGTAGAAGTCGTTGCGGCCGCTGTCCCCGGCGGTCCACTGGTCCCCGGCGGTCGTGGCGGTGACGCCGTTGACGATGATGCCCGGCGTGCTGCCGCCGGTGATCGTCCCCTGCGGGTACAGGCCGCTCATCTGGCCGCCGGTGCCAGAGCCGAGCATCACCTGGCCGTTGGCCTGCTGCGCATGGTCGGCCGTCAGGTCCTTGAAGATGACCTGGTCCATGTTGATCGACGACAGGTCCAGGACCTGCATCGACGCGTCCTCCTGGCCGGCGACGGTCTTGACCAGGGCGTTCACGTAGTTGTCCGCGATGTCCCGGCCGTTGACAGGGGCGCCGTCGCCGGCCTGCATGCCGGTGCCGGTGCCGGTCGTGATGATCGGGATGTTGATCGAGTTCGTCCCCGGCGGCAGCGGCATCGAGTGCATCAGGTTCGCCAGCACCCGGCCCGCGCGCAGGTACTCGGTGTACTCATCGACGAGCCACAGCGGCGGGATGAAGTAGCCGCCGTCGCCGGCCGTCTGGGAGGCCGCCCTCTTCTCGAACACGGGCAGGCCCAGGCCGAGCCACCGGTCGATCATCCGCTCCTCACGGCGCCGCACCCGCGGCGGGAGCCGCGACAGCCGCTCCTGCGTGTGCTGCTCGAGCTGCGCCGACGCCTGCCGGGTGCGCCGCTCGCGGCGGGCGGGCAGCTCGACGCGCAGCTCGGCGCGGTGCCGCCCCAGCCGCTCCTCGGCGTGGCCGAGGCCGCCGTCACCGTCACCGCGCCGCTGCGAGCTCCGCAGCAGGTCCGCGAAGTAGCTGTGCGGGCTGTACTCCCCGTAGATCTCCGGCTCGCTGGTGACCTGGACGCCGGACGCCTGCGCGCCGGAACCGTCGTCCACCACCGTGGTGGTGCCGTCCGCGCGGGACGCAGCCGCCCGGGCCTCCCGCTGCCGCTCGTCGGACAGGTCGTCCACGCGCTGGCCGAGGTTCCGGATCTCCGTCCGCGCCGACTGGTACCGGGTCTCCTCATCGGCAGACAGGTCGCGGCCCGCGCCGTTGTTCGCCGCCGCCGCGCCGGACAGGAGCTCCCGGTTCGCCGCGACAAGGGACGCCCGGCGCGTCTCAAGCTGCCCGGTAAGGTCATGGGTCGGGTCGCCGCCGGCGAGCAGCCGGATCGGCGCCCCGTTCTTCCGGTAGCCGATGACCGAGCCCGGCAGGGCATCGTCAGGCACAGTGCCTCCACGCAAAGGACCGATGGGAATCGGAACCCTCATCAGCGTGGAAGCTGCCGCGTGACCGCCGGCGTAAGCGAGCGGCCCGGCGGGGACTGCCCGGCGGAATCACGTCCGTGTAACTACCGACATTATGCGGCCAGCTGGCAGCTCAGAGCAAGTCACCAGAGCCTGATGTGCAGGGTGTACTTGGACATGCGCGGGTCCGGGTCGCGCTCCTCCGACTCGTAGCCGAGCTCGCAGGCGACACCGCCGATGCCCTCGTCCACGTACCGCGTCACCGGCAGGCCTTGAAACTCCTCTGGGAGCGCGCTCAGGATCTCGATCAGCTCGCGGACGGTCGGTGTCTTCTGCCCGTGGCCGTCCCTGCCCGTGACGGGAAGGTCGGCCGTCTCGAAGGACAGGTCGAGCGGGTCGCCGGTGGTCGGCAGCGGGATGTCCATGCGGCCAGGCTAGCGCTGCGCCATCTCGTCGAGCTCGAGCTCCCGCATGCGCAGCTCCAGCCGCCGCCCCGCCGACAGCTGCTGCTCCGGGCCCGGGATGCCCGACGGGTCGTCGACCTCGATGACCGCCGACGTGGCCAGGCTAGCGCTGCGCCATCTCGTCGAGCTCGAGCTCCCGCATGCGCAGCTCCAGCCGCCGCCCCGCCGACAGCTGCTGCTCCGGGCCCGGGATGCCCGACGGGTCGTCGACCTCGATGACCGCCGACGTGGCGCACCCCGAGTGGTCGGCGTCGTTGTCGTGCGCGTGGGCGTGGGTGATCTGCTCGCCGTCCGGGTGGGAGTGCTGATGCGAGTGCGTGCCGGTCATCGCCTCGTGCGAGCTCGCGGCCGGGTCGTAGTCCGGCGCCACCGACGTGTTCAGGTCGTCCGCCGCCGACGCCCGCCGCTCCAGCGGGCGCGACAGGGCCTTCTGCTCGCTCTCGCCGATGCCCATCTTCGCCGCCGCCGCCTTGATCGCCGGCATCGCCTTCGGCCCGAACGGCGACTCCGGAGCGCGCGACAGGTCGCTCCGGACGTGCGCGGCGTCATTGACCGGGAAGTGCCGCTTCGACCGGGGCACCGTCTTGCCGCCGTCGTCCTTGGTCCCGCCGCCCTCGATGTAAGCGAAGACGTCATCAGGCAGGTCGTTTATGTCCGCCGCGCTCAGCGCGGCCCGCCGATCGAGGGGGCGGCGAGAGGCGTACAGGCCGTACGTGCCCGCGCCGGCATACCCCGGGTCGTCGCCGTCGTGGTCGTTGACCATCCCCCGCCCGCACTGGTCGCAGACCTTCGCGTCCGGCGCGTTCATCTGCCGGCACCACGGGCACGTCTGCGAGTCGTCCGGGTGCTCGCAGTACGGAATCAGCGCGTTCACCTCGGTGCCGCACTGATCGCAGTACGCCGCGTCGACGTCGTTGCCGCTGTGGCACTGGCCGCACTCGGCGTGCTCGTCCGCGCCCTGCTGGTACGCCGCCGTCGGCATCCGCCGCTCGAGCGCGCGCCGCTCGCGGCCGATCATCGCCGGGCCGCCGATCGCGGCCGGACGGCGGTAGGCCAGCTGCTCCACGGCGAACATCGACGCCCCGGCCGTCGCCGGGTTCGCCCCGTGCGTCACCGCGCACACGTCGCCCCGGTGCAGGTCCATCTCCAGGATCGTCCGGTACTCGAAGGACGGGTCCCACCGCTGGCGCACGCAGACGAACGCCATCGACATCTCGTCGATGTCGCCGCGCTGCTGCGCGCTGTAAAGCGCGCGGACCTCCTCGCGGCCCCCGTCCATGCCCGGCACGTGGGTCAGCACGCCGTGGGAGTCCTGTGCCAGCTGCATCGTGCCGCTCTTGGTGCGGGCGAGCGGGATGCCCGCCGAATTGTGGCCGATCAGGAACGGGACGTCCAGATTAGGGTTGTTCAGCGTCCGGGTGGCGGAGCCCGGCGCCACCGACTCCTTGAACGGCTCCCCGTTCTCGTCCCACATCGGAAACTCGAAATCGAAGGCGGTCGCGTACCCGTCCCAGGTGTACGCCGAGCCGCCGGTGCCGTTCGGCTTGGCGCGCATCTCGACATTCCCGGCCGCGAACGCCAGCCCCAGGCGCTCGGGCACGCCGTGCATCCCCATCCGCGCCTGCCTGCGCAGCTCGAACCGGTCCATGATCTCCTCCTAGAGGCTCAGCTTGGGCGGCTTCAGCGGCTGCAAAAGGTCCACCTGCGGCATCGCGTTGACCTCCGCCAGCTGCTCGGGGGTGAGTGGCGGCATGTCCTCGCCTGCACGAACTTCCGTCTGCGTCATCGCCCGCGACGTCAGCTGCGCGTAATTCACGACCCAGCGCGTAAGAATGTCCGTCCGCAAAAGAGGACTGAGATCGAATTTCACGTACTGCCCGGACGGAAGCAAGTTGCCGAGCTTCCTTTCCCACCAGGTGATCCACCTTTGCATGCAGTACGTCAGGAAATCCAAGCCCCTTTGCTCCACGTTCGCGTACGTGATGCTGCTGCCGGTGATCGCGCACGCGACGATCTCCGGCGGCACCCGGTGGAACCGGCACACCATCAGGTCGGACGCCGACAGGGTGCCCAGGAACTGGGAGTCGGTCGGGTTCACCTGGATCTGCTGGTACTTCCAGCCGCCCGTCAGCAGCGCCACCTCACGGCTGCCGTGCACGGCAGCCATGAACTTCTGCTTGATCGAGCCGGCTTCCTTCTGGGTAATCTGCGCCGTCGAGTCGTTCGTCAGGATCGAGCTCGGGTGCGCGCCCTCCTCGAAGAACCCGTTCGCGAACTGCTCCGCGTTCAGGCCCAGCTGGATCGACCGCCGCGCGAACTCCATGACGCTCGCCCCGGTCAGGTCGCCCGGCCCCCGGAAGACCGACCCGTGCCACACCGGCGGCTGCGTCGGGCCCTGCACCTTGCCGCCGAACTTATACTGCACCGTCCCGTCGGCCAGCAGCCGTACCGAGCACCTCGCCGGGTCCTTCAGCTCGATCTGCGACGGGAACCCCAGCGGCGTCAGGTCCACCGCCGACCCGTACACGTTCCCGCGCAGCAGTGACAGCGTGCCCGCGTACAGCCAGTCGCCGATGTCCATCCCGGCAGCGGGCTCGTTCAGTATCTGCGGCTGCCGGGCCACCTTCACGCCCGGCACGGCCGGCTGCCCGGTGCCGCCCTGCCCCGGGTTCGGCGTCGCCACCCCGGCCGGGGGTGTCCTGAACGCCCACGGCTGCAGCATGCTCATCACCGACGCGATCAGGTCCTGGCACGCCCACACCGCGCTGTGCCGCATGTTCGCGGCGGGCGCGCCCGGCCGCCCGTAGATGTCCTGGACCGCCTGGATATTCGCGCCGATCGGGGGTTCTATAACCTAATATGAAGGCCAGTTGCGCAACCCGCTGCTCCTGCTGCGGACTGCGCCCCCCAAGCCGCTCGCGACTAGAAAAGACCCCCACTTGGCATCACCCCGCTTCCGTCTGTCGTGCGCAGTTGAAGGCTGCGACGGGCGAGTCCGCTACCACTAGAGATCCCTGTCGGCGAGCAGCCCGAACACGCCCGCGACCAGCGCGGCCACCCCCAGCAGCGGCACCTGATGCCACACCCCGTTCACGACCATCGCGGACCCGGCCGTGAAAACCGCCGCGCCGCCGATCCCCGGCAGCCCCCGCACCGCCATGCCCGCCGGGACCGCCGCCGCGTCCGCCGCGCCCCGCAGCCGACGACGCAGCCGGCGCCACCGCGGCCGGGCCGCCGGCTGCCGCCCCGTGCCGTCGCAGTCCTCGCACGGGACGCCGTTGATCACCTGCCCGCCCTTGCAGTGCGGGCACGCCGGGCCCGGCAGGATCGTCACGGCTCCAGTAGCCACGGGCACCGCCTTTGTCGAAGATCTAAAGACATGGTGCCATGCCGGGGCAAAAACGCGTAACTACCTAGAGGATTCCCGCAGAACGCGTCACCAGACCGTGTTCTCCCACTCAACGTCTTCCTGCGCCGCCCAGAACGCCGCCCGGTCCGCCGCCATGATCGCGGCCACCGCCAGGTCGATCTTCCGCGGCGAGTGCGGCGACTCCTTCACGATCCGCGAGCCCCGGGAATCCGTCTTCATCACCGCGTTTGCCAGGTGCCGCGTCAGCCGCGGATCGCCCGAGTGCGTCAGGCCGGCCGTCGTCACCAGCTCGTAGAACCGCTGCGTCGCCGGGATCATTGCCGAGTTCATCTGCGGGAACTCCACCACCGGCAGCCCCTCCACCTCGAGCTCCTCAAACGCGTCCAGCCACAAGTAGGGGTCGTAGGCGATCTCCTTGACGTCCCACCGCCGGCAGCACGCCCGCAGCGCCTCCTTGACCTCCCCGCGCGGGACGCGCCACTGCACCGCGTCGGCCGGGCGCTCCCACAGCCCCGCCACGTCCAGATGCGGCCGGGCCTCGCACGTCGCCACCACGATCCCCGTGTTGTCGCCTGTCTTGCTCCCGTCGAAGCCCAGCACCACCCGCGAGCCCTCGCCGATCACCCGCGACAGGTCCTCCCGCCCCTCCCAGCCGCCCGCCGGAAGCCACGCCTGCGCCGACGTCACCCACTGGTTGAGGCGCTTGGTCCGGAACCCGTTCTCCGGCGTCTTCAGCACCGCCGACGCGAAGTCCTCCCCGTCCACGATGTCCGCGTAGCCGGGATTCGCGGCCCGCCACACCTCAGGGTCACGGTGATCCGCGCCATCCGGGGCACCCCACCACGACATAAAGAGCGACGGGTCGTCCACCTCGCCCGACGCCACCTTCTCCCCGTACTGGTACAGGCCGTAGCACGTCGAGTCGCCGCCCGACCGGTCCGACTTCACCCCGGCCGTCGTGATCGACAGCATCAGCGGATCCGACCGCGCCCCCATCGCCAGCGACATGACGTCGTACAGCTCCCGGTCCGGCGCCGCGTGCAGCTCGTCGTACACCACCAGCGTCGGCGACAGCCCCTCCTTCGTGAACGCCTCCGACGACAGCACCCGGTACACGCTCGCCGACGCCGGATGCTCCAGCGCGTCGCGGTACACGCGCACCACGCTCGACAGCTCCGGGTCCAGCTCGACCATGCGCTTCGCCACGCCGAAGACGATCCGCGCCTGGTCCTTGTCCGCGGCGCACGAGTACACCTCCGCGCCGTCGCCCCCCTGCACCAGGCCGTACAGGCCGATCGCCGACCCCAGCGCCGACTTCCCGTTCTTCCTCGGCAGCCCCACCAGCGCGTACCGATGCCGCCGGCGCCCGTCCGGGCGGCGCGCGAACACCATCCCCAGCACGCGCCGCTGCCACCGGCGCAGCTCGATCAGCTCCCCGGCCTTCCCGCCGATCGAGTCCTTCGTGATCCGGCACATCGACTCGGTGAAGTCCGCGACGTCCTCGCCGTCGCCGCGGGCGATGTCCGCGGCCGAGACCGGCGTCAGCACCAGCGGGCCCGCTACCACTCCTCGACCACCTCGCCGGGAACGACCTTCGGGCCGTCCGCAGGGGCGTCAGCCGCGGCCGTCGCGCGCTTGGCGCGGCGCGCGGCCAGCTCGTCGAGCTTCGACACCGTCTTCGCCTCCGTCAGCTCCAGGCGCTTGAACGCCGTCGGCGACAGGCCCAGCTCCGACAGGTTCTTGTCGATCCGCTCCTCGAGCCTGCGGATCTCCGCGATCAGCGGGTGCGAGACGGGCTGCCCCTGCGAGCCCTTCTGCACGATCCCGTCCTTGCGGATCTGCCGCCGGTACGCCGCGATCTCGTCGTAGCCGCGAACGATCTGCTCAATCCAGTGATAGTCGCGGCCGGGCCTCAGCCACCCGCCGCCAGCGGCCCAGATCTTCACCCACTCGCGCTGCCCCCGGTCGGCCAGGCCCACCGGGCGGCGCGGAACCGGCTGCGCGCCGGGGATGGCCACCATCCCGGTCGGCTGACGGTCGCGGCGGCCGCTTCCAGGCCCTCCCATGCCCACCATCCTCGGAAAAAACGACTCGGATTCTAGATTCTGCGCGTTTCAGCTGCGGATGGGTCCGCCGCCCCGTGGCCATGAAAAACGCCTACGTGCAGGTCATGCACTTGCATATGCATACTGCCCCGACTCTTGAGCCAGCGCACGGCGCTTTCACCTGAGTTTCCCTCCTCTGCGGGAATTGCATGATCTGCACGCCGCCACGATCGGCCCTTCTGCGCCGCCTTGTGACCGCGGCTGTATATGGTCGGCCGTCTTGGGGTTGGCCTCCGTGAACGGCCCTCCGCACCAGTGGCATGCGGTTGCTTCCTGGTATCCGCGGTCGTTCTTCTTGCGTTTGCTGAAGTTCCATCCGATGCCTCGCGCCGAGCTGCTTGGCCGCTCGTTCCGCTTGGCCGTGACCAGAGCTTGGCACGCCGGGCATTTGAGGCTTCGCGTCGATTCCGCGTCGTAGATCACACCATGGGTGCGCGCCGTGGTGTTGCACGACGCGCAGCCTGTGCAGGTGCACCATCTCATCGGCACGGGCTA